GAATCAGGAATAGTTACAGTTTGATTTCCTGTGATAGTACCAGTTAACTCAATAATAGTTGTTGCTACTTCTGAACCTGTGTTACCGTTAGTGACACTTAAAGCTGTTGTTTGTGCTCCGCCTGCTATTGATTTAGCAATATAACCGGAAGCAATTTGTTGCATAATGTTAAGGTTCGTGTTTGTTTTATCACCCCACGTACCTGAATTTTCTCCAGTTGCCATTAATTCAACACCTAAAGACGAATATGTTGATGCCATAATTTTTTCTCCTTAAATTTATTTTACTTTATGCAGCTATCTCTGTCCATACTGCACTATTATTTGGATCGATTTCGTTCCAAACATTTACGCTCTCTGTACCAATTGTAGGCGTTAGAGTAAGCCCTGTCAACTCTGCCTCTGCTGAAGCACCTGCAACAGCAGAATTTATTTCTACTGTACCTGCTAAAACTCCTGTTACATCTACAGGCGTTAATGCATCAAGAGCAGCAGTGCCATCAGAAATATCTAAAATTTGTCCTGTTAATTCTAATGTAGCTGTACCTGTGATTGTAACTGTACCAATTGAAGAAGCTAAAACTTGTCCTGTAACTTCAGCGTCTGGTGCAGGATCTACAGTGCCTTCTGCTGTAGTCATAAACATATTTACTGCAGCTGTGCCCCATTCTTGTTGGCCCCAACCTATTACACCATAACCTGGATTTGATATTGTACTTAATTGAACGTCTGCACCAGCTTGTCCTTCAGATGTTCCTAATGAGGATGTTATAGATTCTGCTGTTGCTGTAATTGAAACTGATAATGTTGAAGTACCCCAATCGTTTTGACCCCAAGTTAATCTGCCCCAACCTAAATTAATTTCTGAATCAATAGTAACAGAAGCTACTGTAGAATTAATTTGTTGTCCTGTTGCTAAAGCGTCTCCTGCTATACCCCACGCATCAGAACCCCAAGTTAATCTACTCCAACCTTCGTTTACTTCTGCATCAATTGTAACTGATGCAAGAGTTGAATCTAACTGTTGTCCCGTAGGTGCAGCTGCCTCATCAGAGTCACCCCAAACTTGTTCGTTCCAAGCACTTCTTGACCAACCTTGAGTAACATCCGTTGTAACTGTTACACCTGCTAGTGTACTCTGCAATTCTATTCCTGTAATTACAGCGTCTCCAATTGCTCCCCAAGTTGTGAAGCCCCAAGTGTTTGCACCATATCCTGCATTTATTTCATTAAGTATAGATACCGAAGCAACAGTTGTATTTATAGAGATTCCTGTTGCTGTTGGTGAAGAATCTTGTAATTCGTTCCATTCGTTAAAACCATAAGGACCTGCACCCCAACCTGTGGCTGGAGTTGCAATGAATGTTCCTATAGATGTATTTAGATTAGCACCACTTAGGTCGACAAGATTATTATCACTTTGCCAAGAATTATCTCCCCAGCGATTTGTTCCCCAAGTGGATGCCATCTAATTACCACCTTATGCGATTCTTAATATTGCTGCAGCCCTCGTAAAGTTTGGAAACTGAATTGTAAAAGTTCCCGATGTTGCAGTTTTATCTGCACCAAAGTCTAATACTGCTACAGCTTTGTTTGCATCAGTTGAGTTATAAAGTAAAGCACCTCTAGCTGTCAGAGTAACTCCTGTAAAAGATCTGTTTGCAAAATCTACGATTGCAACAGTTGCTGATAAAGAAGTTGTTTGTCCTGCTAGTACCCCACCTTTAGCTGCGTACTGACCAGATGCTGAAACTTCACCACTTGTTGTGTAAGATGTAGTTGCTGCACCTAAAGTTGCTGTTGAAACATATAATGCGATTTTAAAAACATCGCCACCATTTTGAAAGGCGTGTGTACCTTGTAACAATTCTCTTTTGAAAGAACTGCATACTGCTTGTGTAATTGCCATTTTTATCTCCTTTTAAATTTTATGGTGATGGAGATGGAACTTTAACTCTCGGTACCCCATCATCGTACTCGCCTCTACGTCTTCGACCCATTTGTTCGATTCCAAAGGCTTGTATTTCTTGATTATACTTGTTTTGATAGGTGTTGTATAGAGTATCAGGACTTTTTAGAAAAGTAAGTGCCTCTACCATTGCTCCCAAAAATAAAAGATCAGGAGCTTTTGTACTTAAATATGTTGAGGTTTTTTGATTAGGTACAACAGCAGCATTATCTGAACTAAATAAATGTTCAGGATATTTAACGTAATTTATTTGAACTGAATCAGCCGCATCAGGAACAGGCGCAACCACGATGTATTGGTTACCATCAGTATTCTGCCACATAGCATAATATTTAGGAGTTCCTGTTGCATCTGTAGGATTAAACTCGCTTATAAATGAATTGTCTCTTTTTTCTAAAAATGTTCGTGTATTGTTGCTTGCTATATGCTGAACAGATCTAATTACTTGTAAATCTGTAGGAAGTAATAAATATCTGTTATTTGCTTGAAACGTGGCCGTTGCATATTTTCTATTATAATCACCGTCCACTGCTCTATAAATTTTAACTTCTGCATCTTTGATAAAATCATCAACAATAGCGTCAGTTAAAACATTTGAATCTACTTCAGTGTAGTTTCTTATTTTAGTTATTAATTGTGAATACGTTATAGACATTATGAAATCTCCACAGTTACAGATCCAACAGACGATAACGCCTGTCTAGAATTATTTACATCGTTTGGTGTCACAGGATTAGGCTGCATACCATTAGATTGAAATTGACCTGGCCAAGCAGCTGGTGATAAATCAACCAATGCACCCGAACCTGGGTTTACATCAGGTCTTGGTTTTAAAAGAGCTATTGCATCTGCTTTATGATATGGTGGATCTAATTGTGGATGTTTAGCTTCATACTCTGAAACGTGCACAATAGAACCATTCCACTCTTTAACCATTTCTTTATATGGAAACTCCATACCTGATCTATCTGATATCGCTTTTGATCTTTTACCTGTTGCGTATGCCATTAAACTCCATCTCCATAAAATGTTTGAGGTGAGATATAAACTGAAGTTCTTTGCCCATCTTCAGTTAACGCTCTCTGTAACTCATCCTCATAAAATAATTTTAAGCCTTGTGTTAATTGTGGTGCTTTTTTTAATGATAAATAATACGCTAAGCCTGAGCACATACAAGGTAGAAATCTATAAACGATATCTGTTTGATTTGTATAAACACCGGCATCCTGTATTCTACCAATGTAATAATATTTCACATAAGTATACGTGCTTGCGTCAGGAGTTAAATATAAAGTTATTGTTGGTGTTATCTGTCTGTTTACAAAATATTGAGAAGGTTGTCCTCTCGAACCTTTGTTAGGTAAAGCAGCATAAGCTGATCTATCTATCTTTGTTAATGATACATCTGTGATTGATGTGCCTATTCCTGTGTTAGTAGAAATGTAAGCTTCTAACACGTCATTACAGTCTGCAGGAGTAGTGTACGTTGCTGTGCCTGCAGTTAATAACTGTTCCTTTAACGTTACCTTCCAAAGGTGAACACCTCTGTTACCCCACTCTGATAAAAGAAGATTTAAACTTCTTCTAGCTGATCTTAAATCTTTTCCACTATTAGTACGTACCCCGCATCTCTCGTATGCTTCTTCAATTATATCATCGATATTTAAATCGAATGCTGTAGTACCTGATGTTGCCATAGTTCATTAAATTAAATCTTTGATGTAAGACATATCCTTCATTGGTACAGATTCATCCTGCAAGCCCATACCTTTAGATCTTGCTTGACCATATCCTTTAACTTCCATACCTCCCATTGCTTTCATCATCTTGCCTTTTTTAGCTTTTGCTTTACCTGCAGCTGACATTTGATTAAATACACCACCTGGTTTTTTTGCTTTCATATTTTTTTCAATAGCCATACCTCTTTTTTTCTCATAAGATGAAAGTTCTCCATCTTTATCAAGGTCTGCTTTTTTTGGGTTTTTTAACATAGTTTTCTCCTTTAAATTTTATGTGTTTATCATACCACCATAGTATTTCTTAGTAAACGTAGACACATTTGTAGGTTTACCACCCACTCCTTGTGCTTTACTTCTTTTTCTTGCAACAGCACTCCGCCTCTGAGAGTCTGTCATCCTTGCCGCTTTGGCAGCAGGCACGCATTTTGGATATTTTCGTTTGGCATCCGCACGTTGTTTGGATCGACCGCAGGGTGCATAAGATCCATCTTTTCGCTTGCTTCCAATATCTACCCATTTTTGACTGAACCATTCTTTTAGTCCTCCCTTTTTAAATGATTTTGAAAATCTTAATTCTAATCTTTTTGACTTACCTTGTTTAGTTCCTGATAACCCAAAACTAGAATCTTCATTTTCTTTTTTGATATCAAAACCTACAGCGCTATTGATATTTCGTTTATCTATTTTACTTATAGGTTTTTGAACTCTTGCACCTATTGATGTGCCTTTTTTTGAAACAGAAAAGTCTAGACCTGGAGTAGTTGCAAAGTCATCATCATCTAGAGTGATGCCACCTCCAACGTCTATACCTTTTTTTTCGCTCATTTCAATAAGTCGCCGTAATAATCTACTTTACTTTTATTTGAAACTTCTTTTCCATCTATATCAACTTTAATAAACTTACCTTGATATTCTGAAAGTGTACTATCAAATTTTTTTGT